GCGCCTTCAGCAGCGAACTCTAGTCCAGACCCCTTATGTTTGTAGTACGCCAGCGATGGATCAATGTTCATCGGACACCAGTCGTGTAGCTTTGCTGTTAAGGAAGTACAATCCGAGCGACTCAAGGATTGCGTAAATGGATTTAAAGTTCTGCTGGATCAACAGACGCGAATCCACGATAGGTAGTAGCTCTTTCGGTATCCCACCCATCTCATCGATCATGTCCACTGGGATATAAACCGATGTCAACTTAGGACGGGTCTCGATGTAAGCATGGAAGTTCTCTCCCCACACTTTATCTTCTACCGAATCGAAATACTGTCGCATCTTAGACTTGTTGTGCAACGCCAAGTTGACTTTGTAAGCCCGGTATGGCAGTTCTGGTGCTTTGCCGTACTTGGGCGCAAACACACTCTCCCACAGTTCATGGTAGTAGTAGATGCTCGACTCTGGGTTAGAGTAAGCGTTCTCAGCTTTGATACCGTTCTTGGTCAGCCAGGTGTAACCACCCTCGTCAATGTCTTGGAACAGTGCACGTTCAATGTCAGCAATCTCGCCCAACAGTTCAGCAGCATCCAACTGCTTCTTGTTGTAGATAGCATCGAGTACCTTACGCATGAGCGTGTTGGTGAACTCACGTACCTTAAGTGCGATCTTAACCCCACGCAAGTGCACACCTTTGAGCTCTAACTTAGGTTTGGGGTGCAAGATACCTTCCAGCATCAACTGCATTGCATAGTAGTGCTTGGACATGGAGGTCGTCACGTACGAACTGAACAAGTACTCGTTTTTCATGTTCAATCGGTACATGTACCGATTAGACACGTTCATGTTCTTACTGAGACGCGCGTGCTGGTCTACTGCGATGCAACGGATGAAATACGTAAGTGCGGCGTTAAAGCAGATACCACCCTGCTCGTCTTCTACGTAGTCGTCGATAATCATGTCTACCGAGTAGATCATCGAGTCAGTGTCAGACGTCAGTACGTTCTCACGCACCAGCTCTTTCGCACTGAACACACCACTTGGTGGAATGTCTGCACGGAAGAATGCGTTAATGAATGTACTCCACTTCTCTTCCAACGACAAGTGGTGGGTGTTGAGGAACGTCATCTGCTTGCTGTCGGGCTTCTTACCCAACTTGGTAATACAGAGGATCTCGTAGTCCGAGTTAGCCGGCTTGACACCAGTAGACGGATCGTAGTCCTCTGGCATCTCTGGCAGAGCACACCAATCGTTGAAGAACCGTTGCATCAGTTCCCGGTTGGTAGTGTACAGACCACGCAAGTCCATGGTGCACAGCAGGATGGTCAGCTCCAGTGGGCTCAGACCTTCCAAGAACAACTGGATAGCACCCAAACGAGTTGGGTTCTTCCAGTAGTAACGAGCGCAACGACGAACCATGTCCATGACTTGGTCGACTGTTGCATAATTCATTGAGTATTCGTTGATCACACGATGGATCAACTTACGGTCAGCAAACGCCAAGGTACTGAGGAACAGTTCCATTGTTGCGTCGAAGCTAACCAACAAACGGTTACCGGTAATCAGACGCTCGTTCAGCAAGTTAGCGGTCGAGGTTACAGTCCGGCAAGTACTGGTCAGAGTAGTGTGACCAGATTTGTTGTATAGCGGAGTACCAGAAGAAGACATACCACCCGACTGGGCGTTGTTGAAAATCTTCAGTGCGTTCTGGATCTCGTCGAATGCTTTTGCTGCTTCTTGGTCGTTAACGCCAAGTGCTTCTTTTTTCTTACCCTTGTACAGACGACGGAATTCAATGAAAGTGTCTGTACCAATGGCGTTTACCGATTGTTCATCATCGGTGTGCTTGTACGCTACAAAGGACGGGCTGAGGATCCAGTTATTATGTTCTACTGTCTGGAAGAACTCACTTGCTGGCATGACCGTTGGAACACGATCACCATACTTATTCTTTTTGAATACACCGAACTTGACTTCCTTGAAGCCGTTCTCGTTCGGGATAAAGACTTTCTCACATAACTCGAGTACTACGTTGTAATCGTACCCGTAAAGCACGCTAAGGTACATCGCAGCCTGAATGTGATACGACTTGATGATATCACGATTAGGCTTGTACTGCTCAGCCATGAAGGGGTTCTTCACTTCCTTGGCTGGTTTTAGGTTAGTTACTTGAGCAGTCATAAGCGACCTGTTTATGCAATCTAAAAATTAAAGACACAAAAAATAAAAAGGTGGCACCAAGTCCCCTAACTTAATAGGAGACTTGGTGTTAACTTAACTACTCGTTGGTAAACTTGTTGCTGGTGTAGTTGGCGCCCAGACTGGCCATGAAGGTCTTCAATGGTGCTTCCCAGGACTCTTGCCAGTTGGTGATGTTTACCACGTTGCGCATGGACTGCACGAACTGGAAGGTAGCATCCTTGATCCAAGGAATACCAATCACCTCAGGACGACCATCGGCATTGGCCACTACGATGTAACCGTAAGCGGTTGGGTCGTCGATGTTGTTGACTTTGTTCTGGAAATAAGGGTAAAGCATGCGGTGCTTCACATTCAATTCCGGATCCAGTGAGCGAGCGACGTTGTAGGTTAACTCACCGTCTACCCGCACACCTTGTTTGCCATCACCGATTAAACCGTTGCGCTCGAACTGGAAACTTACTACGTCTCCCTTTTTGGGATTGATTGCCATGGTGTCCTCCGTTGGACCACAATTAACACTAGTGGTATCATCAAAGGATGGCCATCGAAGGTTACAACCCGTCCGGGGGTAGACGTGACTACGTAATCAACTACGCTTTCGTCTTCCAGGTCCTCAATCATAATGTCAATCAAGCACTGGTCTGCCGCAGTGTCTGGGTCGTCGCAGGTCATCATTAATTCGACTTCCCGCGCCAGGTAGCTTTGCAGATTATCAAACTCGAAGAACGTTTGATCGTCCGCTACTTCTGGTAATGACGCCAGGTAATTGAGCAGCGCATCGTAATCAATGTCTAGGATACGCTTGTACATGAGAACTATTCCAAGTAGTAGAAAGTAAACACCACCGTCTTGCCGTTAACGGTGAAGTTCTCCAAGTATACGCTGGTATGATCCGTTACTGCTGCCTGGATAGACTCCATGGTGCGGAAGAAGTCTGTTTGCAGGATTTGTTGGCACTCAGGGATCGGGTGGCTAAAGCCCTGGGTATTAGTCGGGATCATGTTCATCAGGGTAATGTCTACACCCTGGATCGAGAACAGGTTCTTGTACGCACCGAGCATTTCGTGGACATCGGTGTTAGGTGGCAGTTGCACCACGTAGGTAAAGACCTGCTTTTGTTTTGCTTGCTCAGTCATCAAAAAGCTCCAGATAAATTACGTGATCTTTAATGCTGAAAGACGAAAGGGTTGCGTCTTTAATAGCACTATGTACCAGAATACCAATTTGTACCAAGTGCGGGATTACTTCCAACAGTAGGAGCTGGAACACCGCTGGATCTAGTTTCAGCAACTCGATGGTATCTTTGGTCAGGTCTTCCTGTATATCTGGCTCGTTCGCCAACCAGATCTGCACCAGGAAGTTTAACAGGGTGTCGATCTCGGCGACACCCAAACCATGGTTGGTGAAAATGTCTTTTACCATCCCCAGAGGAACGGTTACTACTTTAGTCTTGGGTTCCAAAGCAAAACTCCTCCAATGGTGATAGCTCGGATGGTATTAAAAAATCTCGTTCATCTATTGCTACCAAGATGTTCATATTGGGCATTAGCTTATAGCCGCACTTATAATCCAGCACAGACTTAGGTGTTAGATCAATTACCTGTCGATAGATGTGTGCGGCACCATCCTGGATGATATCTTTAATGTCATCCTCTAACAGGTTCTTGCGACAGATAATCTGGTCGTAGTGCTGTTCGTCAAACCGCACCCCACCAGGGTAACCTTCAAATGCAGCTTCAATGCTTGCTTCCCACAAACCTTTGGCTAGATCAGGCCAGCGTTTAGGTGGTAGGTTACCCACGATAATTCTGGATGTTTCTTCGCTGATCTTTTCGTACAAACTCTGCGCGTCGATTTGATGAAAGCGGAGGGATTGACTGAGCCCTAGCACCATCAGATTTATTGAACTCATTGATATCGTCCATACTTGGTGTGTCAGTTACCACATCCATGATATCCTCTTCTTCCCGCACTGGAGGAGTGATGTTCCACCCTAGTCGCTCTGCGGTAGCTTCCAGATCCATCACGATAACGGCTGTAGTATATACCACGCCGATTACCGAGTAATCCACTTTAACTACCAATCGTGGATCCCAGCCATTATCACGAATCATGCGCTGGATCATTGCTACATACGACGAGAACACTTTATCTGGTACGGACATACCATAAGTGTCAGCAAAGTCTTCGATATCTTCGGCGATTTTGTTTTTACGCTTACCGCTAGATTCGTTAATGTATTCCACTGCAGCCGTTACTAACGCTCTGGCAATCTCCAGTCTGACCATCAAGGTAGTGTCGGCTTCCAAGATGAAGTCATTGGCTAATGCCATTATGTCGATCTTAACCACAGGGTACCTCGGTTAATATTCCAGTGTTATTAATAGAAAAGCGTTGGCTTTACCATAGGCGCTAATATTGACGTAAGCATCACGAGGTACACCCGCTATCTTTTCCAATATCCCTTCCCGTAGCCCCTCGAAGTCATGCCCATGCATGCGATGGTAAATACGTTGCTCGTTAAATTCAGTAAACCCTTCATCCATCAAAACGGAAATAACGTCTGTAACGTCTATTTTGCGTTCTAAGAGCTTTTTGCCGTCGCCGATAGGACGGCCAAGGGTAAACCGTTCAAGGTTAATAGAGAAGCTTCTAGACACCTTTACGACCCCTCTCGTTAAACATAGTATCGCATATATATGGTCAACCAGTTAAAAACAACTATAACCCTAAGGGTAGGAGCATTAGCTCCTACCCTTAGGTTACATCATAGCTTACAGCAAGACGCCGTTGGAATCAGCACCGACGGACATGTCTTTCTGTTGTACGTAGACGCCCTGGTTGGTGGACTTGACCTTGGTCAGTTTTTCCAGTTGTTGCTCCAGGTCGGCTACGGATTCACCGTGGTCCAGCAACATGTGCAGCTGGGTGGTGTCGGCTGGGGTTTGGATGCCCTTGCCGAAGATGCCGGTGGAACGGATCACAGTGCCGGAGAAAGCAGCAGTGATGTTCTCGGACTTGTCGAACAGGCTGACGGTAGCTACCGGGATTGGGCCCTTGTAGTTTTCTGGGTTGTCGTAGAAGCTGATGCGCGACAGTGCTGGTGGGACACCGTAGTGCTTGGAGTAGTCCAGCACGTTGAGCAGGTCTTGGAAGTCTTGCTCTTCGTTGTCACCGTTGGCGAACAGCGAGAACAGCGAGATCTTCTGAACGACGTCGCGGTCGACTTGGCCACGGGTCTTGCCTGGCTCGTTGCGGAACTCCATGTAGTTGATCGGAGCGTTGAGCTGGTTCGGTTGGGTTTGGATCGCCATCGACTGCAGAGTCTTGATGGAGTTTTCCATTTCGACCTGGGAGGTGTGGTCGGTGATGATCGCCAGTACTGCCGAGTGGCCGTTCTGTTTCAGCCAGCGGATCACCAGGGTAGCCAGCAGGGCACCAGAACCACCAGCGCCGGAGCAGGCAACGATGTTGAACACGCCTGGGGTGTACTTGTTCATGGTGCGGTCAACGAACGGTACAGCCTCAGCGTAGTTGGTAGCCTTGACCTTACCGGAACCGTTGGCGAGCTTCTTCGGATCACCGCTCAGTGGGACGCGTTCCAGCGGGATGCCCAGTTCTTCTGGCAGGCGGTTGTTACCGGAGGCGTCGAGTGCCAGGTAAGTTGCCTTGGCCACCTTGTCCGAGTAGGTGCTGGCTTTCAACAGCTTAGCGATGTTGATACCGGCGCCGCCGCAGACGATGATGTTCAGCTCTGGTTTAGTCGACATAAATTACTCTCTTTACCAAGTGGAAGTGTATTGCGAAATCATTTATGTAAAAGATCTGTAGATCCATACACGTAGGTAATATAGGCTTGTAAATTTATTACCCTACATAAAAAGGTTATCCAGTATAAATGCAAAAAAGAAAAGCATTACCTACCAGTACCTAAACCACATGGGCAAGGACTGGTAGGCTAAGCTTAACTACACTGGGATGCTATCAACTAACTAGGTCGAACCCTACAACGACCAGGTATGTGATTGAGCAATACAATATAAAGTGCAGTTACAAAAAAATAAAGTATAACCCCACCCAATACCCCTAGACCAGGCGACAGTGTCGGCTAGGATCAGGGCATTGAGCAGGGGGAGGTTTTCTTTGGTTGCCTCAACAGCACAACCCAACCAGCGAATAACTAGGCAGACGATTACTGGTTGTTGCCTTAGGACCTCCTAACCTTTGGCAGGGGCAGGGGCTACAGCATGGGTCGAAGATACAAAGGAAGAGTGACGTACCAATTGAGAGGCACACCGGCCAGCAAACCTGACAACGGGTACATCACTCTGACTAGGCAAGCGAGGGCAAGCTTAGTCTACACGGCCGCTAGGTCCATGTTTGGCTCCACGTCCTGGATTCGAACCAGGGACCAACAGATTAACAGTCTGCTGCTCTACCGACTGAGCTAACGTGGAAGAAATATTGACGGTCCATTCGGGCTTTTACCGCACTTACTCATGAGCTTGCGGCTCAAGGGGGTCCGACCGTCCGGGCGCCGAGTGCTTTCTTTACCTACCAGGGTTCCTTGATCAATGGTCCTTTGTAGGTTAATATGTTGTTCGACCTGGTAAGGGGGAAGGGAGGCTCGTTTTATCCCCCGACTTGGACCCATGCACCGTATGGACTACTGGGCGGCTCCTTTTAGTGTAGCCCGGCTGTACCCTACCGTCTTTCCACCAGATCAAACAAACTCTTAAATAAAGTATCCGTTCGCCACACCCGCGTTATTCGCATTCCGCAAGCGCGTCATGTACTTACATTCCCGTTGCCACGGATCACAGCAAAGCACGCAGAGCGCGCTAGCACGGGAAAGAGTCCCCCTAGGACTTCTTGTGTGGGCGGCTTGCGCAATGCAAAGCCGCCCTGCGAGCCAACCTGACCGTCGGCTAAATGCCAGCAACAAGGTACCGTGACGAACCTTGTTGCCGGACTAGGTGTGTGTTCCTCAGCGCCCTTCGCCGCCCACAGCGCACCACCTTTGCTGAGGGACACACATTTGGTAGAGAGTACACGATTCGAACGTGTGGGCCCATAAGTGTCGTTGGCCGACACCCTGAGCACATCCGGTTTCATGTAAGGCCGCCCTAGGGTACGCCCACAATCCTCCAGACTCCTTAAACCACTCGGACAACTCTCTGTTAACTTTGTATAACATAGGAAATCGGGACGGATCCCAGGGTAGAGCCCTGGTCTTACGCCGTAAGCATACGACGCATTATGGATCGCCCTCCGTCTTGAGGCTTTTCTTCCCTAAGTCTAGCCAACCCTGACGGCCGTTAGGCTAGAGAGTTAACCGCAACCCGGGTTTATCCAAATATGGTGCGAGAGACGGGCATCGAACCCGTATGGCCAGAAGCCGACAGATTTTAAGTCTGTTGTGTATACCAATTCCACCACACTCGCAAAACACACCGTTACATATCATAACCATGTGTAGTAAAAAGATAAGAGGAACTGCTCCAGATTGCGACATCCTTCACAATCCCTCTGTCACCTAGACCTCGGTAATAGTGTTAACCCTTTTACCGCCGTAAAGGCCCGCCTCATCAAACTCTCTGCTCACAACCATGCTGCCGGCCAGATCGAAATCACAGGGCGGTCAGCACAGAAGAAGCCCAGTAGGAAAGTTTGGGTGACTTAGTGGGTTTGACGTTCCACTCATAGGTTCTGCTTAGAAAAGCTTGTCATCGCGATTCATCGCATCATACAACCACCGGCTCCACCTTAAGGTTCCGGCTGATCTCCTCAATGGGAGAATTCGGTTTAGGCGTTAACAATCACACCTGTTGTATATAATGGATTATTGCAGTAACAAATTAACCAATCGGACTACCAGTGGCAGACTGCATGCCGTTTACTGGGGCCTCACCAGCTCTTATGATCAAATCACCTTTGGACTCAACGATGTATTCATTGGCTTCTTTGAAAGTGTTACCCAGATAGTAGAGACCAGTGCCGTTGTAGCCGATACCGTAGTACTGCATTTCACACTGATCGCTAGACTCAGCAGAGATCATTGCTGTCAGGTGTTCTTGTGCGATAGCTGAACTAACGTTTTCAACATAGACGGGGTTGGCGTACTCACTGAACTCGGCAATGAACTTGTCATCTACCAAGACAACCAACGCTGACAGGCCGTTGCTAAGCCACTTGCGGTGCGACAGGATGATTACTTTACCTGGGTAGCGATTACCAGTTTTGGTGATCTCTTCACGGATAAAGTTTTTGGTAGTTTTGCTGAAATTGCCGAAAACTGTGTTATAGTACTTGAGCTGATCCGGGTCATCCAGTGCGAAAGGGCGTTTGACACTAGGGATATCTTCTTCTGGCCCTGGGTCCCTTGCAGGCTTGGCATTAGCCTTAGCGTAGTTAGCTTCCAGCATCACCAGTTTGTTTTCTGGGATCAACCCACCTTGGCGAAGCTCTTTGATCATTTCTACTGTGGCGTAAACGTTGTATTGCTGAATACGTTTGGCGGTCAACGAGTAAGCGTCGAAGAAGGTACCATCCAGGTATGCACCAACGTTACCATGGAAGTTAGCCAGGATGGTACCGGAGTCGTACTCTTCTTCTGACTCTACAACACCACCTGGGGCCAGGCCTGCTTTAGCCAATGCTTCGCGCAGGTTAGGGTTAGCACTGAACATAATCTCACGTGCCAATGCCGCAATGCGAACTGGATCCGCGCTGTCCAGCAATGCGGGCAAATCAACATGTACCGCACCTGGGTCGTCAGTGAGGGCCTCTTTGTAGAGACCACCCATACCAGGGTACTCGAGGTCTTTCTCCGTGATCTTGGAGATAGTGTCCCCGGAAGCATTCATGATGTAAACGTTGCCAGTGATCGGATAAGACCGATTCTTACCTGGCAGTGCGTGTTGGATTACCAGCCCACGGTTACCGCCCGGTGGAGTACCTAAGTTGACTTTGATGTCAACCGGTTCTTCTACAACCAGCATGCGGAAACTCTTGTTGTCGCGGTCCATCATTTTGATAATGAGGTTCATGTAAACTACTCGTATTAGTTAGTGGTTTGTCTTACTGGTATTACGTACGTGCTATGTTGCCTAAGGTCAGAGCCGCCCCTGACCTTAGTATTACTTTGCTCGGTAGAAATTAACTAAAGGTAACCGGTCGGATATCAAAAACTTCATTATCCAAATTGACGGTAAAGGCTTGTTTGTTAAGAAGGCTGTCAACTCTCCAGCCTTTGTCTGGAATATACTCAAGCCCATGGGACTCTTTTTCTTTGGCCGAAAGTGTATCGACTGTACGGCACCCTAGTTCAGTAACTACGATATGCGGCTGAGATGCACACTCCATGATACCTAACGTTTTGTCGAAATGAGGATTTACATACAAAATCCATGGTCCATTAGGTGGCAAATCTATCATCCACTGGAACATTTGGGTAAATGGATCAACATGATCTGCGCTAATTAATTCGTTCAACTGATCAAGGCTGTTGCTAGGGCGGAATTGCAATTTACCAAGACCCAAGTAAAGAGTCGGTGAAGCCGCACGTAAATCTTTAGCACTATTCCAAACGGTAGCTGGATCACTCCCCTGGACACTCCCACCTGGATTCAATGGAGGGAACTGCTTAGGTATTTCGCTATGTTTATTCAATTCTTCCCAGTCAATAGGGCGGTCCCCGCCGAGTATTTCCCGGATAGGTTGTAATACTGCTTCGGTCTGTTCTTCAATACGCACTGGAGCCATGAGCTTTTCATAGCTCACTTCACTTAACACCAACCCATCAGGGTTCATGATAGTGACGTCACCAGTTACCGGAATAACTTCAGAGCGGAAGTCACCAAAACCCTCGACCACCACCAATGGGTTATTGGACTTGGTCGCAGCAAATACCGCCACACGGCCAGCATGTAGCACAGGGATCAAATGGAACCCGACTTTATCCGAGTGCATTACCTTGATAATAGTTACTGGTTTAATCATTACGCGGGTTCCCCTATCAATTTCTTAGCTTCTTCTTCAGACAAGTTAAATGTAAAACCGAAATTAGTTGCTACTGGTTCGCGAGTCTTTCTGTTCACCCCGATAAATGAGTAAGCTAACTCCGGAGTGGTTGGGTCGATAAAGATTTCGTGGTCATGGCACGATGCGTAGAAAGCCTGATCGGACCCTAGGAGCACTATTGGACTTTCTTCACCCATGTGCGGCCTGGGGATATATACCGAAATAGGGTTTCCGCAGTAGAGGGTGGCGCGGGTTCTTACTTTCCAGATGCCATTTGTAGAGACAGTCAGTCGTTTTTCCAACAGCTCCATCCAGAACTCTTTGCTTCCTGGTGCGGTGGGAGTGGGAGGGTACACCAGATCGGAAAGTTTCACTAAATGGATCAAGGCACCTGTGTGAGACTTGATCTCTACGTCACCACGCAGTTGGTAAACGGCGGTATTTTCCTCCAACACCCCGTCTATTTCAACAACCCCTTTCTGGATAGTCAGGGTAGCGTCACCTCGGCCAAACTTCATGACCTCTTGACTACCCACTTGGAGGACAGTACCTACTGAACCATAGCTAGTAAACAACGTTACAATAAGACTCATGACGCGCTCTCTACACTATCGGCCGTGACAGTTTGGATTACTTCACCGTTTGCATTACAGATCTCCACTTCCCCATCAAAGCCGTAGGCGGTAATGCTGTTACTAGATCCATTAACTGAAGGGATACGTACATGTGGATCGGAATTGGTGTACCGACCGAATTCAATGCGCTCGCCAACTTTAACGGTCAATACGTTTTTCACAACGCCTTTGCTGTTTTTAACGATTACCAACATTGCCAACTGACTCATACTTACTCCAATTATTAAAATGCGTGTATAAACCCTACCTAGCTTATTAGCTAGGTAGGGGTACCATTAAACGGCTTCTACTACGATCGGGTCTTCGACTTCTGGCTTCGGATGGGTGGAAGCTTCACCAGGAGTAGTCTCCGGCTTAACCGCTTCATCCTTGGCGTCCTTCGGATCTTTGATCACCAGGTGGGC